CACTTCTCTGCTACTGCTGATCGTTGCTATTTCTTCACTGCTACTCCTAAGCATTCTGCTACGATTTCCAAACCTGGTATGAATGATGGATCAGTGTATGGTCAGGTGATCTGCAATGTTCCTGCTCCTGAACTTGTGGAGGGTGGATTCATTGTTTCTCCTCAAATCAATGTTCAGAAGATTGATTCGATTCGTGACAAAGATGATGCAGCAGAACGTGATTGTATGACTCTTCTGGATACGATTCTCAATGGGGATAATATGCAGAAGGTTCTGGTGGCAGCGCCAAATACTAAAGTATTGATTCGGATGTTGGCGGAGACTGATTTTATGTCAGAGGTTCAGTCTTATGGTTATGATGTACTGTGGGTGACCGCTAAGTATGGTGCATTCATCAACAATCAAAAGGTTTCCCGTGAAGTATTCTTCGATACTCTGACTGCATGGGGTAAGGATCCTGCAAAGAAGTTCATCATTCTTCACTACAGTATTCTTTCTGAAGGTATCAACTGTCCAGGATTGACCTCCTGTGTCCTCATGAGGAACATGGATTACATTGCTATGGCACAGACCATCGGTAGGGTGATTCGCCTCCATCCAGACGATTCTAAGCGCCTCTCAGAAGGGACTTTGACTCCTGGTAAAACGGAAGATTATGTGAAGTCCTATGGTTTCATTCATGTTCCCGTGTATAGTAATACTGGTATTGCAACCGCCAAACGATTGCAGAGTGTCGCTGAGACAATTTTTGTTCAAGGCGAACCTGCAATCTCCACCATCAAACGCTGAGGTATTTAATTATGAAACATCGTGTCACCTGTATGGTCAGTGGTCAAACATTCTATGTGGAATGTTATGCTCGCAATCGTCAAGAAGCAATTCAGGTTGCTCTTTCTCAATATCCAAATGCCCGTGTAATGTCCTCTACAATTGTGTTTTAATGAATAATGTACAAAATGAAACTCTTCTAAATCCAACACCAGGAGATCCTAATGGATATGTAACCAAAAATGGTGAATGGGTAGCAGTTCCCTGTGGAAAGAAGTTTGTAATTCTTCACGAAGGGCAACAAGTTCACACTTGCAACAATTATAAGTCCGCAAAAACCTACATTCAAAAGTCCGCAAAAGGTGCATCGCTTTCTTCACTGGATAAGTTTCTATGACTCAACTATTCACTTGCACCTCTGATGCTCCTTATGATAAGCACGACTATGAAGTTGTGCTGAAAAATAGCAAAAAGGTATTTTTCGACAATTGGGAGGACACTCAGGTGTATTGGTATCAAAACAGTCAGATTCCAGATTTTTTAGATGTTATAATCGTCAAAGATAAACAAAAAGTTAAGAGTAAGGGATTTGCCCAATAAATAATCTTTAAGAATCAAAGAGATCGATGATTGCTCTATTTCTTACTACAACGATTACTTGTAGTCAAGCACAAAACATTTTGAGTCGCATTCAATCTCAAAGAAATTTGCCAAATTATATTAAAACTGAACTTATTGAAGAAATAAAAAAAGTAATTCCAACCTGTCCCGTGAAGATTAAAAAAGATTAAAATGACTCCTCTATACATTTACTTCATTATATTCTTTTGTATTGGATATTTGATTGTTACAGACCAATCAGTAGCGAGAGCATTTTATATGCTGACTCAACTTGCTAGAGTTCAATACGAAAAAACAAAGTGGTGGATACTTCACAATCCTGCAAATCCGATTGTGAAGTATTTAATGTGGAGACGAGCATATAAACTTGCAAAAGAGATGCAAAAAGAGATAGAATTTAAAAATAAATAACTCAAATCTAAAAAAACTTATGCTTTCTACAAAATATCGTTTTCGCCTTGAATTTATTTGTGACAGAATTGTAAATGGTGGGGAAGTAACTCTGGAAGATATGATCTGGGCAGAAAAACTTGCAAAAGCAAATCGTTCTGCCGCTACAATACTCCGTCAGGCAAGACGAAAGGCATCAAATCCCAATATGAAAGAAGGAAGTCTGGATGAATTTTTAAATATTATGGATTTGGGGCATCCTGACCCATCAGAGCACCGTACAAGGTTTGATGGTCCGGATGATATTGCAGATTTTTTTAGAACTGATGATGATATGAGGAGAGACTGATGAAACTTTTTAACTATGGAGTGAGAGATGATTATGGTAAAGAGTATTATTTTACTCTCTGTACCACAAAACATTATTCGCTTCTTCAATTTGCAATTGATTGTGGTGAATATGGAAAATGGATTGAGTTTCCTTATTTGCAAATCTCTATGGGATATGGTAAACTGTTCTCCTGCCTGTTCTCTATTGGTAGAGTAGGATTTACTTTTGATATTGCTGGTCGTAACTGGCGTGATGAGTTATTTTATGGTCAAAAAAATGAATTGGTTTGAGTATTATTTCGGTCACTGCCTGCAAACTGGTTGGCGTGAGATTGGAAACAATTTCAAGATGTGGCGAGATCTCATCAGTGGAAACTATAAGGATTATGCTCTTCTTAAAACTGACGACCCATATGAAGAATGTTATAATTGGTTCTGGACTTCTATCAACCTTGACGAAACATATCCTAAAGAGTTTCTTGAGTATTTGATGGAAATGTGCGACAGAATTGATCGTGGTGAAGAAAAAGTATATCCTCTTGATGAAGATTTCTTTGATAGAATTAAAGAACTCACTGATGATGTGGAGTTAAATGATGAAGACTTTACCTGATAAAAGAGAACTGGATATAATTTGGGCAGTGGCAACTAGTTCCGCAATAGAAACAAGAGAAAAACCACACCTTATTTTTGCTAGACTTTTATATAATGACCTAACTGATAAAGACATAGGTGTAAAGTTGGGGGATAAGTGAGGACACTTGAAGAACTGGCACAAGGACACTTCAAAGTTTCCTATGATGCCCTATAATACTCTCGTACAACAACAGACCAATGACTTACAAAGCAACCCTGAAAGTTCAGTTTGATTCTGAATGGACTTCCACCAATTATAGTAGTGGTTTTGATGATACGGTGCTCCCTGAAGAGCATTATACTTTTCAGGTTCCTGCCGAAGACCTTAACATTTATCAACTGTTTCGCTTCTTTGAGACTGTTGCTCGTGCAATGGGTCACAGTGAAATCAGCATTATGAAAGGTAGTTGTGGTCTTGCATTTGGTGAAGAGAAAAGTGTAGAAAATATGCGTAAGGTTGCTGATGAGTTTGAACTGACTTTGGGTGAAGACCTGAAGAAGAAGTTTGATGATATGCGAGAAGCAGAAGAAGAGTGGGCACGACTTAAAAAAGGTCCTATGGGAACTGTTCTGACTGATGAGAAAGACCAATGCGACGAGTAATCGTAAAACCCAAGTCCAGCAAAGCGAAGAACCGTCTTGCTAATACTATGGACAACAATCCTGTTTGTATTGTAGAACAGGACACTGGTGGTGAATTGTTCCTTGCTTCTGAAAATCGCAAGTACTTCTTCTGGGTTAGTACTCGTACTGGTACTAACCGTTTTGGTGACAAATCTGACGCACATTGGGAGGTTATTGAATGAGTTTCTCTAAAACTGTTTCTGTTTTTGCTGCTCTTGCAAGTATCTTTGCTGCGGGAGCAACTGGTTGGAAACTGGCAGATTCTCAGAAAGAAGTTCCTTTGAGTCCACTGGATCAAAAGGTAATGGAACTGGAAAAGAAACTGGATCAAGCACAACAACCTCAAGTTGCTCCAGAACCTGTAAATCTCCCACAACCTACAGTTCAAACAGTAGCACCACAACCTAACGTACTTCCTGCTCCAACACCCCCTCCTCCTGTTCCAGATGTCACTCCTTGATACTCTCAACTACTTCATACAAGACCAAGAAGGGCACCTACAATGCCTTGAATGGGACATTAGGGAAGAAACCAATTATGAGAACAATGACATTGATTGGTATTGTGAACAGTATGATGAAGCAAAACAACGAATAGAAGACCTTAAACAAATCAAATCCATTATTGAGGCACAACAATGACCTACGACCAACTCTACGAGCACATTCTTGGTTATGTTGCTCAACCACTGGATGATAAGCGTAAAGCATGTCTAATCCTTGGTGCTGTGATGGAATTTAACCTTGATTGTCTTGATGAAGGTGTAGATCCACGAACACTTGATATGACTGGTTTTATGAATGAAAAACTTGATGAAATTGGAGCAGAAAAATGACCTATCTTATTACCTTCTACTACAAGAATGATTTAGAGAAACGATATCAAAGGCATAAAACTATG